AACTTTATTCCACTATAACTATTATTTGTTAAAATCTTTCCTACAGAAAAATCCTTACATCCAATTTCAAATAATACAGCGTTACTGCCGCCTGAATTTTTTGCTTTAATTTTACTGATAAAGAAAAATCTTGAACCTATTACATACACAATATTGCTTAAATCAGAGCCATCACCTTTAATTTCATCAATTTCGAAATCAGAACAGTTATATATTGTAACCCCTCTTCTTGCTGTGTTATTAGAAGATATTTTTTTAACCTCAAAGTTGCTACAATTGTCAAACGCAACACCATTAGTCCAACCATTAACCCCGTCTATAGCCTCAACATAAAATCTACTACAACCGCCAGAAAATGATATTGTTCCGTTTCCTGCGCCAGCGCCAGAGCCTGCACTTTCATTTTCTAATTTATTCCCATCATAATATAATGTCCCTGACGTTCTAAACTCAGAACAATTACCAAGCCTAAATGCAAATCCTTCTGCCTTATCATCCAGCTTAAAAACAACGCGACCATTAAAGTTTAATGAAAAGTTAGATAAACCAGAGAACTGCACCTTTGACATAATATATACTCCGCTTTCGAAGTTTATACTTATGTATGGATTCCCTGCAATGATAGCAGCTATTTTATTCATTACGCTATTTTGGCTTGTCCCGTCATCTTTTAGTCCAACAGCTCTAGCACTAATCGATTTATCAAATACATAGACAGCAGTATTTCCGCCTCCAGCATCTAAAACTTCTGTCCCATCAGGTATGCCGCCAATAGTTATTTTAAATAACTTATAATCTCTATCTGTTACAGCAACAATTTCTCCACCTTTATCAAACTTACCCGTTAACAGCTCACTTGTTGTTGTATATTTTATTGCAGTATTAATTCTTTCAGATAAGCTTCCATTAACTCGTAAATCTTTGTAATTATCACCTGCGTTCAAAGATGCCAGCTTATACACATAGTGCTGCACACCTTGCACATCGATGTAGTCGTCCATTTCCGTATCACTAACAGTAAATGCTATTTTAGGCTTCCACATACTGTTAGCATCACCTGCAAACCAAGCATCCACGTAAACAAACTGTGGGTAGGTCTGTACATTGATGATGTGCTCCTGTTCCAGCTCTATGCGCAGACCCGAGACATATCCCACTCCAGGCGTGACCGAAAATGAGTTGGCCGTGGCGCGTGGTACCACTTTAAAACCGTCACCAATAAACCAGTCCTTGCCATTCATGTCGGCGGCCAGCTGGCGGGTGAGCTCATCCATACCGCTCAGGCGGGCAGTAAAATCCAGTTGCCACGTTTCTGGAGCCACGGTAATGCCAGTCAAGTCGGCAATGCCGCTGTACTCAATACCAAAGTTACGGTTGAGGGTGTTTCCTGCTACACCTGGGCCGGTAACTGTCTTGGCCACAGTTGGCACATGGTTAATGGCAACCAGTGTTTGGTTAACACTGGAGTACAACCCAACCCAGTTGAACTCAAAAGGCCCGGTCACTGAATCCAACACAGTGGAGTAAACCACTACGTTTTCATTGATACGGCCAACCTGTTGCACCACTTGCTGATGCACGATCTGTGCCTGCGGTGGCAGTGGCTCTTCGCGGTCAATTGGTGCAGTAGGATCCTGCCCTGGCACGTTGGCAAAAATAAAGGTGTCAATGTCCAGCTGCTGGTTAGCCTGAGCCTTGGCAGCAAAGAGTTTTTCGCCTGCAATAGTAATAACTGATCCCATGGTTTCTCCTAAAATCTTCTCTGCTGTCTGGGTGATGCAATGTCAAATGATGATTGGTTATCCATCAATGCCAAGCCTAGTTTTGGCCTCATGTCGTCCGACAGCCTGGCAAATCCGGTTATTGATTCGTTATCAAAGTCAGTTGGTGGCGCCACCAGTGGCAAACTGGCAATAGTGTCGTACTGGTAGCGCCTGGTGGTACGGCCATACTGGCGGCAAATATGCCCCAGCAAGTCGGCGCGCTCTGATAGGTCCGAGTCCAACAATTGCAGGCTGACCACGTCCCAATCGGTTTCGCTTAAGCGCTCGTCTATGGTGATCCACGGAGTGCCTAACTTGGCAAACATGTCCAGCCAGCCCTGTTTGCTGCCCGCCCCTTTGGCAAACTGCAGGGCGTATTTCACCCGAGTGCGGTACAGCTGTTCAGTCTCATTTGGCAGTGGCTCTATATCCCGCTCCCATGCCAGTAAGTGAACCAGTTCAAGTTCTGCGGTCATGGGGTCAAGTTGGCGTGCCGGAAATGCCAAAGCATCTTCAACCCGCTGCCAAAAGCGGATAGCCGCGCGGCGCAGCTTGTCGAGCTCGCTGCCCGTTCTGGCCAACCAGTAGGGCATTTTGGTGAGTGTGTCGGCGATATCACGCCAGTTCACGGCACTCATGCTGCGGCCCCGTTGTCAATGGTGAGCGTGCCGATGCGCGGTACATTCATGGCTGATTGGATATCCAGCTGTTGCCACTCCAAGGATTCAATTCCGGCAAACTCGCGGTGCAGCTCTTGGCCAAGGCGCGAGAAGCTAAAGCGGCTGGCCGGTTCGGTGCGGGTGGCTTTGTCGCTGTAATCGCTGTTTTCGCGGAAAGCACAGCGGATAAAGTTGTCTATGCTGGCCAGCATGGCGGTGACTTCGCTTTCAAGCAGCTCCGGCTGCGGGTATACCGTCAGGCCAATGTCATGCTCTACCCCAGGCATTGCCATCACCTGAAGGTCGTCACCATGGCCATGGAAGCCTTTATCCATTACGTACTGATTCAAGTCCTGCAGCATAGTCGGCGATGGTTCGCCGGTATCCAGCAAGATATAGGCATTGGCAGTGCCCGGCCCGCGCGGGGCATCGTGTTCAAAAAATACGTTGTCGGCGTTGATGCCAGCGCGTTCGGTAAGCATGGCGCGATAAACGGCATCAATATGCCAAGGGGCTGCTGCGGTAAAGGCGTTGCGGGTGCGCTGTTTCAGCTCTTCATTGCTTTCTTTGTCGGCGCCCGGCTCGTCTATCCAATCGCTGTCGTTTACCACGCTGCCAATGCCTTGCACTGCCTGCGGCAGGATATGGAAATACCCCCCGGCGAGGTTATAAGCGGCCCCCGGCTGCTCAGCTTGTACCTGTACCAGTACACTGGGCGCGTTGGTGGGCAATATGCTGTCGTCTAGGGTTATCACCCGGTAAACCGTGCCATTGATTGGGTCGGTTTGGATAACGGTGCCTGCCGGTATCAATAACCCTGGGCCACTGCCTGCCGCGCGGTTAAAGCGGATTTTGCCGAGCAGCTTGCTTTCTGCTTTGCGGTTGAGGTTGTGCTCCCATGCTTTGGTCTCAATAAAGGCATCATCATCGGCGGTCATCAAAAACAGGTTCGGCAGTATCTTGGCGATCAACACCCGGTTGATAATCCACACCACCGGCTTGATGATAATTGCGGTGATCAAGCGCCAGAAGGGTGAATAGGGTGAGTCGTTGTTAATGATGCTGCCCTCGGCTTCAACGTCCTGTTTAAAGAGTTCTTTCCAGGCGTCTTCGGTTGTTGGTATGCCCGCCGATTCCACTATTTTTTTAAAATCCGGTGTTGCCATATCAAGATCCTGTTGTCGGCGCGGCTGTCAGCTGCGATGAAATGGGGCCAAAGTCGATGGTGTCGGCAAATACCCACCAGGTGCCGTTTTGCACTTGTTCAACACGCACTGTTCCCGGCATCACTCTGGTGTCGTCTTCAACCAACAGTTTGATGCGGGTCTGGGTGTCGGCTGTCACGCCGGTGCCCCTGTCGGCAATCAACAGGTGAGCCAGCCCGGTTTCCAAAATGGCGTGCACTACGTCCTGAGCTATTACGGCGCGGTCGGTGAGGTATGCCGGGTTGTTGCCTGCATTCAGCACCAAGTCGCCATTGGCTATGTGTAAATCCCGATACAGGCTCATGAGCGCATCTCCACATAGCTGACGAAGTCGAAGTTAGGATCCGGGTTTTGGATGATGACATCGCCAAAGGTGGTGGTTTTGCTGCTGGCGTTGCTCATCTGTTGGATTAGCCCGCCGCGAGGAATGTTGGCTTTGGTTGGGGCTATGGCGTCTACCATTGACATGGCCGGTGCGCTTGAGGTGCTTTCTGAATCGCCTTTGAACCAGCCAATCACATCATTGACCGTGGAGTACACAGCACCACCAAATTTCAGTGCCATGCCTATGGCATCGGCAAACAAACCGATGATCCATGCCAAGGCCCGCCCCATCATGGTCAGTTTGATGGCTATCCATTTCAGCAATACTCCACCTACAAACTGCAACGCGGGAGACATGTTTTGCAGCAGCTCCATCATGGGTTCAACGGCGCCGAGCCAGTCGTCTTTCAGCCCGCCGAGAATGGCGCTGATATCGTCAATAAACGCCAGCAAGCCATCGCCCCAGCCGGTACCGCTTAACATGCTGCGCAGTTCGTCTGCGTAGGCAATGCCAAAGCCTATGGCGGCCACCAGACCAATCACTGCGGCGGTTACCAGTACAATGGGGCTGGCCAGAATGTTGAAGATCCCCACCACCACGGTAAGGGCGCCAAATGCGGCGACCAACCAGGCCACCGCCAATGCGGTATAGCCCAGCAGCTTGGTCAGGTTGGGGAACATCTGGGTAAACCAGATCACATCTTTGCCCATATCGGCAATTTTGCCCATGAACCCATTCACCGCCGGCAGAATGGCGCTACCGAATGCGGCGCGCACTACGTACCAGCTTTGGGTTAAGCGCTCGGTCTGGTCGGTCATGGCCGCGGCCATCTGCTCTGCCTGCTCCATGCCAGTGACTTTGCCCAGCATATTAATGCTGTCGGCCAAACCGTTGACATCGGCCAGCAGGAGCTTGATGGTTGCCACCGCCTCTTGCGAACCAAATGCCCTGGCAAGCGCGTCACTTTCGGTAACGTCCAGCACATCGCCATATTTACCCCTGATGCGGTTCAGAATATCGACCATGGGCAACAGGCGGTTATTGGAGTCGGTAAACTTCAGCCCGAGCGCGTCCTGGGCTTTGCCAACCCCTGCCAGAAATGCTTTGTACTTGGTACCTGACTCACTCCCACCCATAGTGGCTTGCAGGGTGCCAAGAATGGCCATTTGTTCATTCATGGCCACACGTGCCGAGGTTGCCTCTGCACCTATGCCGGTAAAGGCGGCGCTCATTTGGGCACCTGTGGTTTTGAAGGCCTGCACAGCTGTAGCTGTCATGCCGGTAACCTGCTCCACCCAGTTGCCCTGCCCCATTGCCAGCGCATCGTTTTTAAAGATGCCGTACATGGTTCCCATGTAGCTGGTGATGGTGGCAGCGTCGGCTTTGGTGGCTACCGCCAGCACGTTGGAAGCCAGGGTAAAGCGACTGAGGTCGGCATCATTCAACCCGGCAATGGCAGATTGAATGTCATAGCTGGAGCGCACAAAGTCGGTGGCACTTTTGCCGTACTGCAGCGCAAAATCGTAGGATGTGCCAGCCAGCGATTTTAGGGCAGACTCCCTTACCCCGAGTGATTTCACTTCACCCAGAGCACGGTCCATTTCAATGGCCGGCATCAGTGCTTGATGGATACCCAGCGCCGAGGCGGCAATGCCACCGATACCGGAGGCCATTTGCAAGGTGCCGCGCTGATAGTCAGCCGCCAGACCATTAAACGCATGGCTGATCTTGGCGATCGGCTTGGTTATCTGGTCTATCAAACCAACTGTAAACATCAGTGGTTGCGGCAGGCTCATGGGATCCCCTTATTTTCCGCTAAAGGCCCTCGCGACTGCGTTGGCCATAATGGTTTCTTGCTCTTCACGCTGGCGCTGATACAGCCAGCTGGCACGGGCAAGGCTTTGTTCGCTGTCGTCTTCATGCGGCAGCAGGTGACGGCGCAGGATTAGCAGTTGCTCGATGCCATTGCCGTCAATGGCCTGTACCCGCGCGGTTATTTTTTTACGCTGATTTCAACCATTGGCGCGAAGTCCTGCGCCAGTTTTGCCGCCAGTTGCACTTCCAGCCCCGGGTGTTGCTCAAGCAGCTTTTTAAGCGGCTCTTTGCCTTCGTCGCTGACGGTTCTTACAGCCAGGTTGTGGGCCGGGGCGACTTTGTTGTCCGGCATCACTTCATTGATGTAGTTGTTGTAATCCGCCGTGGTCATGTTGAAGCTGATATCCGTGCCGGCGATTGTCAGTGTGATGGTCTTTTTCATGCTGCTTTGTCCTTTATGTCGGTTCTGAGTTGTTCAAATTGTTTGTCCATGTGGCGCTCGAGTCTTTCAATCATCTGGCGCATGTCGTCCTTGGTGGCGTAGTTCTCGGCGACATGGGCCTTGTGATCGCTGAGTTCCTTGCTATTGGTTGTGATACGGTTTGCCAAAGTGGCAATCAGCGGGATCAGCATGCTGAGGGCTATGCCAATCACGCCGGTAACGACTTGCCAAGCGGTTACTTCCATTTGAACCCCCACTTATCCGGGGTGATGGGTTTTGCAGACTGCCCCGGCTGTTTACTGGCACCCAGCCAGAAGGCGATGGCGGTACCGACAAAGCCGGTTACCTGCCCTGCAAGGTAAACCACCAAATCGCGGTTGCCGTCCGGGATTGACAGCTTGAACAGGGCAATGCTGATACCGGAAAACAACACAAACAGGGCAATGGTCAATAGCGATGGCATCCAGTGATCCCGGTGTTCAAAACGGGCGTTTTGCACATCTTTCAGCCGCGCCTTTTCCTGTTCGTGATCCAGTTCCTGCAACCTGACTTGGTTGTCACGGATCTGCTGGCGCTCTTCATGGGCCCACTGTTGCAGCTTGAGCGCGGCTTCCGGGTTGTTTTGCAGCTCAGCCATGACTTCATCAGGGCTGTCACCTACTCCCAGCGCTCCGGCTATCTGGCTACCGATGCTGACCGCCATACCTACAGGGCCACCCAACAAGGGGCCGACCGCGCCCGCTACTTTGCCAACTGCTCCGGCAATGTCTTTCCAGTCCATAGTTATGCCCCCATCAGCTTCAGGTAGTTGGCTTCTTTACTCCGGCGCCCCGGGTAACGGTCGCCGAAGTGTTCCAGTTCATGCACCATGGCTTGCCAGTCGGCACTGATGGCCGTTTGCCAGAACTTCGGGCAGCGCCTGGCGAGGTCGCCATATTGGAATGCCACTGAGGCGATTACGGTTTGCGCCTGTTCCGGCAGGTCGGCAAACTCCCTGGGCGCGGCAGCGTTGTAGCGGCGTTGCAACTTGGCAATGGCTTCTGACTTGATGCACAGATCAATGTGCTCGGCTTCGTCTTCTGTCAGTTGCAATGGCGCCCTTGCTAACACTGCAACGGCATCCATGCCCTTTTGCCCGGCGTATTGGCTCAGCTTATGAGCCAAACTCACCGGAAACAGGCGATGCAGCTCGGCACTTGAACGCTGGCCCAAGTCAAAACCGGTGCCGACTGTTACCCCAGAGCGGGAATGTTCCGGATCCGGAACGTAGCCACGGGTTATGCGTCCGCCCTCCAGTCCCGAGATAAAGCCGAAATTTACTTTTGTGTTCATCGCTCACTCCACGCTTTGCACGGTACGCACAGCGTTACCCCTGGTATTGCTGTGCGTCTGGCATCCGGTATCGGGTCGCCGCATTCCAGGCAGTGGCTGCGACTGGCGGCGGTACCACACAGTCGGCGCCGTCTTTGCTCGAGTACCTGTTCCTGTCGCTCCTGCTGCCTGACAACAAAATCCGCATCATCCATTACGCCGCCCGCTTACTGAGGGATGTTTTCAATTTCATCCGGCCGCAGATACGGCACACCGTCGATGCGAACAAAGTCCGGGTCGGTTACGTCAAACGGCACTTTGAAGGTGCTCGCCTTGCCGCCTTTTTTGTCGATATCCAGCAGGTCACTGAGTTTGAGGCGGCAACCAAATGCCTCCACTTTCAGTTCGTCCTTGGCGGTTTTGCCGTAAAAGAGGATGTCGAACGGTTCCATGCCACGCCAGCTACCGGCGCGGGATGCCTGTTCACGGATCAGCTTGAAGTTGCTGGCGTTCACAACCAGTTCACCGGATGCTGATACATCGCCGTCCACATAGCCGTCAGGGACACCGCTGGTTTGGCTTACGCCAGAGTTGTCTGTGATGGTCAGGGTGCAGGTGTCAACGTGGATCAGCATGTCGCCGAGGTTGACGTTAAAATTCATTCCCGATAAACGCATGATGTTCCCCTTAAACCGGATTGCGCAGATCCAGCGCGATGTTGACTGTGATTGACTTGGGCGAGTTGTACGGCCGCACCACCATGTAAATCACCACGGCATATTTGCTGGGCCACTCGATAGTGATATCGCCCTCTTTGGGTGGCTCGATATCGCCTGGGAATTGGATCCCCAAGATGGTGTAGCTTTTGCTCATTTGCCGCAGTGGGCGCATGAAGTAGCCTTTGTTCATCTCAATGCTGTTGGGGGTTGAATTGAGTACCCGGTCAGCAACCCGGCGAATGGCGAGGATCCGCACCTGGCGGCTGGCTTTATGCACCACCCGCAAGTTTTCCAATACCTGATAGTCGCCGCCGACGGCGTCCATGGTGCTGGCGTCTGTCCAATAGGTGCCCTCAAAGTCCGGGTACCATTGCGGCAGGCTGTAGCGGGCATTGGCCAGTGTTTCAATGGTGGCCAGGCTCAGCGGTTCGCCGTTGATGTCGCTGGGGGCAGACCCCAGTCCCAACACAGCGCCGGTGGCGGTGCGCATTGGGCTGTCGGCAATGGACACGGCGCGGTTACACAACCGCCCAGCCAGTACCCCTGCGTTGTTGCCGTGCAGCTGTGGCACAGGCACAACCAAGTGGGCCGCCAGTCCATCCTGCAGAGTTGCCATTGCCGCTTCATATTGCGCCCACGTTTGGGCGGCATCATCTATGCCCGGCACGGCTACCAGTGCCCAGCACCAGCGCCCCATTTTTGCGGTCAGGCCGTAGCAATGATCATGGATGGCGCTCAGTGACTCTGGCGTGTTTTGCACATCGCAGATCACCACGCCTTCAAAGCTTTGCACCTCATTGGCGCGATCAATAGCATCTAACAGGGTTTCAGCCTCTGCCAATGGGTAAACGGCGGCGGTCCAGTTTTGACCGGCATTCAATTGCGCTGCCAGCAACTGGGCGCGCAATGCGCTGTCGGCAAACTGCTCGGTGATATCGGTTTGCGCGTTGACGCTGTACAGTTGGCTTTCTTCGTCAACGCTGCCAGCACGGCCGATAAACAGCAGATGCCGCTCAATTTCAGTTATCGGGCCTTGCCCTAAATTCAGGTTGTTGACCTGCACCTTGCCTGTGGCCATGTGTGTTACCCCGTTTGTTGAATGATTTTCAGCAGCTGGCGCTGCACGTTTTCAGTTGTGTCGCCCAGAAATTCCCGTGCAGGCACAGGGATGTTCCAGCGCTGTTTGCGTTGGCTGCCACGCATGGCCCGTAAAATGACCCCTGCCTGGCCTACGCTGAGCCGCTGCTGGATTTCGTTGAGTGATGCCCGGCGCCAGCCGCCTTTTGCCTTGCGTACTTTGTAACCTTCAGCGGCCAGAGCTTTGGCCTGTGAATGGCTGGCCGGGGCGTCATAGTCCGGCTGGCCATGAATACGGCGCATTTTTGATGCTGTCATGACCTCGGCGCCGCCTTCCTGCTGCAAGGCAGCAATGCGGCCGGTGAGCGTTTGGCGGTGTTTCAGCTCCAGGCGTGATGCGTGCTTGACGTATGGTTCAAGCGTTTTGCCAAGGCGTTTGAGCATTCGCTGTTTCTTGCCGTTGCTGCGTGGCTCGAATGGTTCACCGCTGACGGTTTGCTGGCGCCTAATCCTTGCCCTTGCCTGGGCCCGTTCGTAGCGGCCCAAGGTTTTGAGGATGCGGATGCGTTTTTTGGGCGGCATGGCCAACAGTGTCAGCTGTAACTTGGCATTCAGTGCCTGGCGCTTGTTGGGGGTAATGCTCAGTGTCATGCTGCCCCCTTGTTGCGAATGTCTACCGACTCGGCAATGTTGGTTTCAGCTACGGCAACCCGGTAGCGGTTGCCCATAAACAGGATTGGCCCGAGTTCGTCCTGAGCCAGTTCAATGTCGTCTATCAGTTCAACGTCAATCAGCACTGTGGTGTTGTCTTTGCTGATAGGGTCGATATCAAAATCAGGATCTGCCAGGCCGTAAGTGTCGCGCTCCGGGTTGTGTTCAATCAGCCAGGCGGCAACCATTGCCAGCAGGTTGTACGGGTCTATTCGCCGATGAGGCAAGCGCTCAATCGCGATAACGGCTGTGTATTTCCACTTGCCGATGAGATAACTGCCCAGGCCGAGATCTTCACCACTAATAATGAGTTGGCCACGCTCTTGCCAGGCGTCGATATCGTTGGCTTTTACCGCCGGTGCCAGTGAGGTGGCGAGGTACTGGCACAGCTGCTGCAATTTGGTTTGTTGCTGGCTCATAATGCATGTACCCCAGAGCGGCCCAGCCCCAGCAGCAAGCGGACGGCGCGGTTTGATTGCCCCAAAATGGCGTCTTGCTGCTCTGTGTCTGTGGCTTTGTTGTTGCCCGCTTCGCGCTGGTCAACGGCAGAAAAATAGCCCAGCAGGTCGGCATGACTACGGGCATAAACTGCGCCGCGATATACCGATTGCTGCTGTTCGGATAGTTCCGCAAATGGCAATCCGCTGGCCGGATCGATTGCCACGGCAAATGGGACATCCCTGTCAGCACTGTGCGCGTATTCAATCAGTTGCTGCTGCACTTCCATGGCGCTGCGGGTGAGCGAGTCGGCCAATGCCTGCTCTTCAAAAAACTCAGGGATACGGCGATGCTGGCGAAACAGCGCAGTAGACAGCGTGGGCCATTGGCTCTGCTGACCCACTTCTATCGGTTCCTGTGTTGCACCTGTATAACCAAAGCTCATGTTGCTCACTCTTGTTTGGGTTCAGAGCCGTTGCATTCACAGCGGGTTTTACCGTCGCCGGTTAATCGCTCCTGCAGGGCTCTGGAGGGTGTGGGAGTCGTTCCCGTTATGCGTCTGCCGGTTGGCCCTTGTAGGCTTCCAGAGCCCGCAGGCGCATGGCTATTTGGTTGCGTATGGTTTTTACCTGGGCGTTGCGGTAAATCAGCGCCGCCTGCTCCAGTAGTTGATCAGCTTGTTCAAGCTGCGCCGCATCGCCGACGGTCGAGGGTTTGACTGTGCCGTCAGTGCCTCTGATAAGCGCCAGCCCGGCGTGTTTGTAATACAGGGCCGTGACAGGTTCCGGCAGCCTCCACTCGCTTTTGACCTTTGCAAATACCTGGCTGAAATAAGGCTCCAGGCTATGGCCGTTTTCAGCTTGAATTTGAGCCCAATCCAGCACAGTGCCAGCCACAAACGTTGGCCAGGTGCGTTTAATGCGCTCCGGCGTTGGCTGGCCCAGTTCAATGGCGCGAAACGCGAAACGCAGAGCACTGTCATAGTCGCCAACATCAAACAGCCACACAGTGCAATTAGCAAATACAGGATGGTCATACGGTTGTGTCTCCCCGTTGGTTATCTGGCTGAGGTAGTCTTCAACTACCGGCAGCCACTTTGGCAGCAGTTTGTCGCGTTTCATGGCGACCTTGTCTGCCCGGCGTTCCAGTCGTTTCAGCGCTTGCAGATCAGCATCCAGCTCCAGCAGTTGCAGGTGCAGGCTTGGAAGCTGCTCTGCGGCGCCTGCGGTTACTTTTTCGAGCTGGCTTTTGGCTTGGTGCCGCTCTTTGAACGCGAGGATTTTGGCGCCGTGGCTGAAGGCTTTTTTGCCTCGGGTACCACATCTTTCAGATCGGCGGCTACCTGGCTGACATCGGCGGCAGCATTACTGATTTCAGCCGCTGATTCCCCGGCTTCGGATGAGGCTTCTTTCAGCTCATCAACCGATACCCCGGCTTTGTCCATTTCATCCTTGAGCGCGGCGGCCTTGGCTTGTGCGTCGTTTATCTGGAATGCGGTCATGTCGGATCTGCCCAGGTCAAAACCTATGCTCACCTTGGCCAAGGCATCGGCCTGTTGCTTAGCTTCTTGCTCGGCTTTGGCCTGTTGGCGTTTTTTAAAATCAGCAATTAAACCCATGGTCATGTCTCCGGTTGCATGTTGGGTAAAGGCGCCCCCTGTTCAGGGGCGCCGCTTAAGGTTTAGGCTGCCGGTGCCGCACCTATGGTCAGGTTGGCTTCATCAACAGCGGCGTAGGCCTCGTCGTATTCCACGGCATAGCCTTCATAGCGCCAGTACTTATCCTCGTACTGTTTGCGGTCTTCGATGTTTTCCGACTTGCGGCTGCGGGTGCCCTTCTGGGTGTAACAGTGCAGGTTGGTCGGAATGGTCAAGACAATGCGCTTGCCCGGGAAGAACGGCGGGATTACAGCCGGCACACCCCCAATGGTTTTTTCCAGCATCTGGGCGGCAATCTGCTCGCTGGGCTTGTTGGCCTGGTTCATCAGGCGGCTTTGAGCTGCGGCAACCAGGTCTGAGCCGATCAGAACGCGCAGGCGTGGGTCATCACGTACTGACGGATGCAGCAACGCTTTGAGTTCCATCACAATGGCGTCCAGGGTGCGGTATTCACCGGCTTTAGGCACAGTGTCAGTGGGCAGATCCGGGTTGAAGTAAATGGCATCCGTGACAATCTGCTCGGGTGAGCGGTCTTTCACAATTTTGTGCCAACCGATGTTGACATCCTGCCCCAGTGGATTGGCCACAGGGTCGGTGTCGGCGGCGAAGCTGGTGCCGTTAAAACCCACACGCAGAATATCGAGGGCAAAGCGTTTGGTGGCGTTCTGGCTCATGCGGCGCATGAATTCGCCTTGCGACCCGGCATTGGCCCAAGTCGCCAAAGTGGCCCAGGGTACGGCTGCACAGGAGTCGGTTTCGCGCAGCTCGTAGCTGTTGCCGTCCACGCCTTGGGTGGTCGTAAAGCGGCCGCCACTCTTGCGGCCGGTGGCGATATCGTAGTTACCTACGTTAACCACTTGGCCTTTGATTTGGTCAACATCGGCTACGTAGATCAGTTTCAGGAATTCAACCGAATCCAGCATGGCGTCACGCAAACGGGTTTCCATGGGGCCGGTGACGGCAAACTGGTTTGACGGGTTTGTCACTCCGTAGCCTTCGCTGATATTGGCGCTGTAGGCTGCAATACAGGCAAGGGCAATTGCACTCAGGTTCATAATGGTCTCTCTCTTAAAGAATGAATGTCGCCGCGCGGTTTACACTGCGCGGAATGTGCTGCCTTGGCCTTCCGGGTCTGGCTCTTGCCCCGGCACTTCTTGCTTCAGTGCATTGAAGTCTTCCGTCAGCTTGGTTTGATTGCTGGCGATAGCGTCAATCTTGCTGATCACGCTGTTGAACTGCTCTTCGGTGATACCGGCGCCAGGTACTTGGGTGGTTTTGTCCTTGCCGTCATCCACTGTGGTTTGCTGATCGTCAGTGGGCTTTTTGCTGAACTCGGCAAACTTGCCTTCCAGTGCGTTTTGCGCTGAGGCAATGCCGTCTATTTTGCCCATCAGGGCGTCATACTGTTCTTGATCCATGGTGGTTTCCTTGGTGGGAGTTTTGGCCTCTTCCGGCGCTGCTGGCGTTGAAAAGAAGTTTTTCAATAAGTTGAACAGGCCCTGTTCTGATGGTGCAGCGCTGCTCAAAAAATCTTTGGGGTCGAGGGTTTCCAGGCCGCTGTATTCGCAATCATGCAATGTTTCACCGATTGAGAATTTCAGGCGGGTGGTGCCGGTTGACGCGGGGGAGTCGGTCACGGCCAGGCCCATCAGGTAACACTTGCCCAACCCCTTGTAATCCGGGTTTGGCTCAATACTGGTAAACAGTTTTTGGTCTTCCTTGTTGGCGGCCAGTAGCAAATCATTGGCGCGCAGCTTGGCAAACAGGCGGGTTTTGCCGTCTTGTTTGGCGGCTTTGAGTTCCAGCACTTCGCCCCAGTTTTTGCCCTCAAACGGGCCCCAGGATGAACGGAAATGCTCAGGCCAGATCAGCGCGGTATATTCATCTGGCGAATACTGGGCCGCCATGTCTTCAATCCACTGTTTGCTGATGGTGCGGCCGTCTATGGTGGCGCCTTCGGTGGCAACTCTTACCCAGCCTGTTTCTTTTGGCATGTGTTCTGTCCGGTTGATGATGGTCGGTGTAGACCCATTGCTGCGGGCAGAATAACGGCACAAATCTATGGCGGCACCTGCTTAGGTTCCGGCGAATTCGGATATGGGGTTTAATCAGAATTGCGCGGAAATTTAGTCAGTTATGAGGGTGTTTTCGGCGGGTAGACTGGGGCCACGTTTGAATCAATGTGACCCTGATGGCCTATTCTCCTGAAATTCGCGAGGCGGCAAAACGCCTGTATTTGCGGCGCTGGTCGCCGGACGAGATCCGCGCTGAGCTGAACTTGCCCGCTGCACGTATCGTTTACTACTGGGCCGACAAATACTGTTGGCGCGATATGCTGCGCGAGGAAGAAGTAGACGAGGCGATTGCCAGGCGTATTGTGCTGCTGGCTGATATCAGCGACAAAACCGGCAATCAAATTAAAGAGCTGGACATGCTGATTGAAAAGCATGTGAAGCTGAAGAAGCAGCGGGCCGAGGCGGAAAAGAAGCAAGTTGCAGCGGCCACAGTCAAACACGACGCCGGTGGCCCCGATAACCGTAGCAATGGCGGCGACGGTTCGCGCGCCAGGAAGGGGCGCAGGCGCAAGAATGATGTCAGCCATCTTACTGCTGACGACTTTGCCGCTTGGCATGACACCCTGTTTGAGTACCAAAAAACCATGCATGCGAATCTGCATCAGCGCATTCGCAACATTCTCAAGTCGCGCCAGATTGGGGCCACCTATTACTTTGCCGGTGAAGCGTTCGAGCAGGCCACGCTGACCGGGGATCCGCAAATATTCCTGTCGGCCAGCCGCGCCCAGGCCGAGGTGTTCCGCTCTTATATCGTGGCCATTGCCCAAGAGTTTTTTGAAATTGAGCTCACCGGTAACCCGATTGTGCTGCATACCGCCCACGGCGATGCCGAGTTGCGTTTTTTGTCCAACAACTCCAAGACGGCGCAGTCATACCATGGCCATGTGTACATTGATGAATACTTCTGGATTGGCAAGTTTAACGAGCTCAACAAGCTGGCATCGGCAATGGCCACCCACAAGAAGTGGCGCAAGACCTACTTTTCAACCCCATCCAGTAAGGAACATCAAGCCTATCCGTTCTGGACCGGCGATCACTGGCGCCAGGGCAAAGCCGAGCGGGAAGCAGTGGAGTTTCCGCCATTCGATGATCTGCGCGATGGCGGCCGGCTGTGTCCTGACAGGCAGTGGCGTTATGTGGTCACCATTGAGGATGCCGCGGCCGGTGGTTGTGATCTGTTTGATATTGACGAGCTGCGCGATGAATACAACGACCAGGACTTCAACAACCTGTTTATGTGCATGTTTGTTGATAGTGCCGATGCGATATTCAAATTCAGCGACCTGGAGCGCTGCGCGGTAGATGCTGCCCACTGGAGTGATTTCAAGCCGAAACAGCCGCAACCCTTCGGCAATGGTGAAGTTTGGTTGGGCTATGACCCCAGCCGCACCCGCGACAATGCCACGCTGGCCGTGGTGGCACCACCCAAGGTAGCCGGTGAGATGTTCCGCATTCTGGAAAAACACCACTGGCGCGGGCTGAACTTTCAGCACCATGTGGCCGAGATCCAAAAGGTGTTTTCACGCTACCGGGTAACCTATATCGGGGTAGATACCACGGGGATCGGCGCCGGGGTATTTGACCTTATCAGCTCACTGTATCCCCGTGAGGCTCACGCCATTCACTACAGTGTGACCAGTAAAACCCGATTGGTGCTGAAGATGATTGAACTTATCGAAGGCCACCGCCTGAGCTGGGATGCCGAGCACAAAGATATTGCCATGAGTTGCCTTGCCATTCGGCGCACCAGTACCGGCAGCGGTAACGCGATTACCTTTCAGGCCGGACGCGACAACGCCACCGGCCATGCCGATATCTTCTTTGCGATTGCCCATGCGGTGATCAATGAACCCCTTAACCATTCTCACAAAGGAAAATCAACATGGGCTCTCGCCGCGTAAAATCCAAAGGCCGCCGCTTTCATCAACAACAAGCGGCCCCTGACAGCCAGCGTGACAATGGCACTGTGGTGTTTTCATTGCCGGAAACCATGGATCCCAATCAGTGGCTAACAGATTACGACAGCCTGTGGTTTGACGAAAACAACGGCTATTGGGAGCCACCTGTTGACCGGCAGCTGCTGGCGAAACTGCCGAGGAAAAATGCCCAGCACGGCGGTATTATCCAGAGTCGCGCCAATATGGCGGCGGCCCGTTATCAAGGCGGCGGTATGACGGCGCAGGAGGTCAAGGCGGCATTTTTGAATCACATCACCTTTGGCGATGTGGCGCTTTTGAAGATCCGCGACGGTTTCGGGCGGGTGCTGCGGCTGTTCCCGCTGCCGAGTTATCGTACTCGAGTCAGCCGTGACGGCGGCGCCGTGGTGCTTGAAGCCAATAACGAGAAACGGGTTTACAAGGCGCGCAATATTATTTGGGTGCGCCAGTATGACACGGTTCAGCAAGTATACGGCTGCCCCGACTACTTGGGCGGCTTGCAGGCGGCACTGCTGAATGAAGACGCGACTATGTTCCGCCGTAAATACTACATCAACGGCGCGCACATGGGCTTTATCATGTATGCCACAGATCCCAACCTGGACCCGGAAACCGAGGAAGAGCTAAAGCAAAAGATTCAGGACAGCAAAGGGGTGGGTAACTTCCGCTCACTGTTTGTGAATATTCCCAACGGCAAAGAGAAAGGGATTCAAATCATCCCCGTTGGTAACTTCGAGTCGAAAGATGAGTTTATGAACGTGAAAAACGTCAGCGCTCAGGATGTGCTTAACGCTCACCGTTTCCCGCCCGGGCTGGCTGGGATTATCCCCAGCAACACGGCCGGCTTCGGCAACCCGCAAACCTATGAAGAGGTGTATTTCCGCACCGAAACCAAGGCGCTGTTAATGGAAATGCGCGACGCGGTTGATAGGGATCCCGAGGTGCCTCAGGCGGTTAAACTGAAGTTTGATTTGCAAGAAGGTGGCAGCACTGTTTAAAAAAACAGTACCCTGGCGTAAACTGTTGCATTAGTGCTTGTTTCGATGGGGAGATCGGAATGCGGGTAATGTGTCCAACCTGTGGCCAACGGGCCAGGATCAGCAAAACCAATCGTTTGTCATTGGTGCATGCTGATTTGTATTGTAGCTGCACCGATGCAGAGTGTGGCCATACTTTTGTGGTTAATCTCAGTTTCAGCCACACTCTAAGCCCCAGTTCCCGCTCTGCCAGTAATCTGGTCATTGAGTTGGTGAGGGCCTTACCACCCGAGGCGCGCAAGCAGTTGCAACAGGAATTGCGGTTTTAAGTTCGCACCCTTCACAACCGTTTTTGACTATCGCCGCCATCAAGCTGATGGCGGTTTCTTTATCGTCCGCTGACGCATTGCATTCAATTGCTCTTATGACTAAATCCATTTGCCTAATCAATATGCACATTTATACAACTCCTTAATTTAACAGCAAATCCTGTTACCGCACGCCTGATAATATCCAAGTCTATTGTTTGAATTCGGCAAAAATAGTCCCTTTTGACCTATCCTTTAGGAAAAACTCTTCTTACTCAGCAGATTTGTGACGAATGACCATCAGCTTTGATCTGATTGGCCAACGGATTGGAAACCAACGGAAAAAAATGAAAATGACACAGACTCAACTCGCGGATACGGTTGGCGTCAGTAGCCGAACCATAGGCAAGATTGAGCGTGGCTATGATATGCGTCTCAGCGTGTTAATGGCGATTGCCGATGCGTTGGATATGCGCTTGCGTGATTTGTTGGACTACAGCCCGCAGGAGCCGCTGGCGATTTTGAGCCAGGCAGACAAGCAGAAGATTTGCCGCCACCTGCAGGCCATTGCCGAGCTGCTGCCCGGCGAGTGTGATGGTTGATTTGATAAGAGCGATATTTCTAATTAATCGTTTCTTCTTCCCGCCACTGGTCCGACTCTCTTTCGCATAGCACTTCAGTTGCTACTGATTGAGCCAAACGCCACATCAGCTCGTTTCCAGCACCTCCAGCTGCTTTATAATCGGAAAATCTGTCGAAATAACGGTAGTTAGGGCTTTGGTCATCAATGTCTACCTGCAAACGATCCATTCGCGTTAAAGCCAGCATCTGGACAGTTTGAATGATATCAGCAGGAATAGAGCGATCACCTTTTTCCCAGCGTTGCCAGGTGCGAGGCTCACAGTTACCGATCAATTTGGCCGCCTCGTTAACTTCGAGAAACAGTAAGCGCCTAAGCTGCTTTAGTTCGTTGTTAGTCATAAATTAAACTCCGTAAAAAGGGGCATAAGCCCCTTGATTTTAAATTTCTAGCCCGAGCTTTCCGAATGCCCAAATTGCTTCAACTGCATCATCGTAATAGTCGTAAGGCCTGTCGGCGTACTCACTGCGAGGTATTGTAACGAATGCGATAGATTTTATAGTGTTCAATGAGTGACCGCTTACCGCCTTAAGCAATATGCTTCCATCATTTTTTTCATAAAATTCAACGCGAACCAGTTTGCATGTCGACATATTTTTGTGCGAAGCCATCAGACCCATTGTTGATGATTTGAATTTTAAATTTTCCATTTTTTATCTCACTTTTCTGAGTTGATCCGAGCCAATCCCGAATCATTAAAAGTATTCGTAAGCCAAGAATCCATCATGCTTTGCGTCTACCCAGAACTTGCCAACCTTGCCAGCTTTGAACTCTTCGTTATAAGCAGTTAGTGAAGTAAAAACGCGAAGCATGCGTGAATTCTCTTTAATGTATTTGGCAACCATTGTGGCAGTATAAACAGGGGCAAGACGAACTCGCTTAGCATAACGGTTAGAGCGGTCAACAGGAGCTATCTCGCCAACACCGTTCTTAAGATGGTTTTGAACTGTGCTTAAAGCTAATTGAAACGCTACTGTGTAGTTGCCAACGGCTTTAACAGTGCCGCGAGCCATTTCGTGTGCTGCTTTGAATATTTCTGATTTAGTCATTTTTTATCTCACTTTGCTGAGTTGGTTCGACCCATTGCCGAACCGTTGAATTTATTATGGTCGCAATTGCGACCAATTGCAAGTTTTTTATTCGTTAATTTTTCTTAGAATCTAATTCAGCTCATCGTGCCAGAATAACCTTTAGTCATGGCAGACAGCACAGTGATCACGGATTGATCTAGCGGGGTGGCATCACGCAACACTCTGGTAGTACTACTGTGATAGTGCCAGTCTTCCATCAGTAGCTTTCCATCTTTAAGACTGAGATCGCCCAGCTCTGAGGCTGAAAGCCCCAGTAACTGAGCCAGACGCTCCCGGACAATGCGATCCTGTTCTGTCGGTGTGATAGTTACAGTTGTCAGCAGGTTAGCTGTGATTTTCATGCTTCCCTCTGTTGTTGCTCTTTGGCCTTACGGGCCGCCATTATGTTGTTGAGTACGGTGCGACACTTTTCACGCTCATCAATCGGTAAGCGGTCTAGCCAGGCCACTATTTGTTTGCGGTTGAAGCCATCCAACTTGGCCTTGCAGCGCTTCCAGCGTTCCAGGTGTTCACGGGTTTGCTGCTGGGCCTGTTGGTAGCGTTCGCGGTCTGCCGCCGGCATCAGATTAAAAAGGTTCATCGTCTTCGATATCCTCCCAGAACTTTTGCTGTTGATATTGGCGTTCGGCGTGTTGCTGCTGCCGGCGCTCGATGCGCTCAAGCTCAATAACGTCGGCCAGCTGCTCCAGCGCCAGGCGCTGGGTATCCGGGTTTGGCAACCCGGCTATCCATTGCTCTACATCACCGCCATGTTGCAGCAGTTGCCATGCCTGTTCGCGCAGCTGTTTGCGCCATTGTTGGTGGTGGTGTTTAACGGCGGCATCAAAGTGGCTGTCCATGGTGGACCAATCGTCTGCCCGTTCTGACTCGGCGACAGAGGCTTTGCTGACCAGCAGCATGTTGTCGCGCAGGCTGATTAATACTCCGCCGCTATTGATAACCGAGCCATGGCGCAGTAGCGCGAGATCTTCAGGCTCCAACCCCAGTTTGGCGGCTTCCTGTTCCAATTTGCCGATCCTTTTTTGATCTTTGGATCCTTGCGTACAGTTATTGTCAGAACTCCAAGGTGCGCGGCTGTCGCCGCTTGGCAAAGCGGTGTCGCCTTCATGCCCGAGGCCATATCTTGAGATTTGCCAACCTTCCAATCTGGTGTGTAATGGGGTGTGGCTTTCGCTTGAAAGCACGCCCATTATCTTGATCACATCCTCGCCGTATTGGTTGGCCTGCTCGCTAACGGTTTTGGCCAGTTGCACCGGGCGCAATTCTCTTGGGCAGAAGGCGCCGCCCATTACCTCGACATAACGCTGCCAGTTGCTGGTATCTGCTGCGCTGCGGGCATCTTCCAGAATGTCGTCCCAGTCGCATGGCTCCCGCAGGCGCCGCAGTTCTCGCCAAACTGTGACGCTGGGGCCGCCAATTTGCTGAAACTGCCTAATCCCCCAGGTGCTGGCCCAGGCGGTAACACCTTCTGCGCCATGGCTACCGCTGGATTCTGCCTCCCAGTCATCGGCGACATAGGCACCATCAATGTTTTTGGCAATATATTTGGCGATATAGCCGGTGGCGCTGCCCTTTTGTGGGTCAATGGTTTTGAAGTCGAAGCGCGGCCTGTAGCCGCTGAAGCGTGGGCCGCGTTTGCCTTTGGCCGGGGCCAAGTCGTGTTTGTCATGTTCCAGGGCATAGCTGCGCATAATTGACCGCAGCAGCCGCAGCTGTGAGGGCTTCACAAATAACAGCAGGTGCCAGTGCGGCGTGCCGTCGTGGTGGGGCTCCACCACGCGAAAGCCAAAGAAGTCGACATCTTCCCGGGCCAGTTTACTGCGGGTCTTGGCCCACTGCTGGCACAGGTAAGCCTGGGTGTCTTTGGGATTGGCGCCGCGGTAACGGCCATTGGCGTAACAGGGGCCTTTCTTTGATTTCTTCCAGCTGTGGAAACGTGACGGGGCAGTCCAGGTGTAGAACTCACCCACATAGCCGTTTTCTTCGGCATAGTCTTCAAAGCCGCGCATGCGTACCATCAGCTCGGCGCGACGCACTTCCGGGTTGGCCACACTGGCGCCAACGGCATCAGCCAGCAGCAGTTCCAGCCCGTGGGTTTCGTTGATCACAAAATTGCTGTGGAGCCACGCTCCGGCAGCCTGTTTGCGCTGTTTGTATTCACGCAGGCTTTGGGCAGACACATAAGGCGAAACCCCGGCACGTACCCGGCCAGTGATAATGGCGGCATGTTCCTGATATCGGCGCCAGCTTTTCTCCAGTTGCCTGCCCCACCACGCTTCGTCAACCAGCCTGGCAATGGCGGCAGCAATCATGTTGTACATGGTTGGATCCCGGTCAAACTGGCCGCAGCCTTTTTTGCTGTCGTAGTTTTTGAAGCTCGGCAGCACAGGGCAAAATCCCCACTGGTCGGCCGGTTGCTTAACTATGTTCAGCAGCTCTTTGGCATCGACCTGCTGCTGGCCAAACTGGGTGGCATTGTTCAGCAGGCGCTGGCAACGGTCGGCCCACTCGGTGGCAATGGCGGCGCGGCGTATTTCGGTGTTGATGTGCCAGATTGGCAGCGGAAACTGGGTCAACATTTCCCTGATGGCGGCAGCTCGGAGCCGCAGCCAAATATTGGCGCTGCGCTCGTTCCGGCGCCAGCGGCCGATGTACTCGCGAAACATGGTCGCCGCGACATCATCCGGCAGTCGCTCAAGGTGACGCTGGGCATGTTTAAGGTCGTTTTGCGCTTTTGCGGTGGCAAAAATGGCCGGGATACTCACCCCGGCCTGTCGCTCAAATTGCTGTAAATCCATCAGGCGGCCTGCTCGACTCCATCACTGAGCAAGTGGCTCAGCCCGGAAGGGATAGCGGTAAAGCGGTTACCTCTGTCATAGATAAACCAGCAATACTCACAGCTGTCTGAGCCGCCACCCACAAAGCGAGGTCTGGGGATGATGATCGGCGTCTTATCGGGAAAACCGACCTGGGCCCAAAACGGCACTCTGGTTTTACTGCCCAGAAAGTTAACCCGCTGCAAGTAGGCCATGGTGCCGTCTGGTGCCAGCTCTGACAGCGACTTGCGCATAAACTCAACCGTCAGGCTAAATGGCGGATTTGTAATGATCACGTCCATTTGCCCAAATGGCGTTTGCAGGTAGTCGATGCCCTCGGCAATCTCGGCAAAGTGCTTTTGGCTGGCAGGTAAATCAATCTGATTGAAGATAGCGCCCAGGCCTTTGCAGGGTTCCAGAAATTGATCCGTAGGCCTGATTTGCAGTTTGTTCAGTAAGGCGCTGACTACGTTATCCGGTGTTGGGTAGAGCTCATTGGCTCTGACTTTTCCGTGAGTGCTGCTCATGACGGTCTCCTTTCTTGCCCGCAGGCTGGGCAACGCCAACTGCCGTATAAAATGGTTTTGCCCTGGCATGAGCACGTATTGGCAACGATTTTGGCTCCCTGCTCTCGTGACCAGCAGGCTATGACCTCACCCTTGAGAATGTGTTGAATTTCGGCCTCGGCTTCTTTGAATAACCCCGAGTCCAAAAACCGGATCACCTGTTGGCAATGGCTGCAACAACAGCGCTTGCCGCCACATTGACAAATGCTGTCGGCGCTGCCGTAATCACAGGCATGGGCGACTTCTCTTTCGCTGCTGTAAGCTTTAACTTTCAGGCACCGATTGCACAGCGCCAGAAACTGTCGATATTCATTTGAATAAACTTGGTCGCTCATTCGCACACCCCCGCATACACGCTATTGCATGCAGCCCTATCAGTCATTGCTGCTAATAGGTCAAAATTTTTGCCTCCTCGACTAGTAAATGCCCAGTCTCGATATGTTGAAAACCCATACTCCTCCAGAGTTACCAGCCTGGTGTCATACTGGGCCTTTCTCGCGTCTGTCCCTGAAAAAAAGAAAGTTGAATTTTGGCGTTTACTAGCTGCAGAAACTAGGCTCTCCATGGCGTCCATGTACACAGGCACAGCAGGGAATCTTTCGAATATTTCTCTCAGTTCATTTTTGTTTACGTTGACACACGGCATGCATCCAACTCGAGAACAACCCATTTTGTAGAGTGGGTTTGGTTCAATTCCGTGCTGTTTGGCCTTGGTGAACACATCTTCATGTTTCCAATTCAATATAGGTCGGTAAACATGCAGCCCAGGCGTGTTGTCTACGTCAACTTCAAAATCGCTTAACGCTGCCCGTTCAGGCGACTCCTGCGCCCTAACGCCTTGCCAACAAATTACATCATCGTATTGATAAAGAAGTGGCTCAACCATCTGCACCTTCACTGGCTCATGCTTAAGTTCCGTGCTGCAAAATCTAGCTCTTGAACTTGGAAACCGTCCTTTCCAAAGGCACAGATCGATAAATGGGTTGCCAGTGGGGACTAATGCAGCTATAGCTCTCTCAACTATGGCTTTTGCCTGTTCACTACTTAAACCGGGAATTGCTGTAATCCATATCCATTCACCACGTTGTTGTGAAAAAGCAAATGGATCTGTTGGTTCATCCGTTGGTGCTTTAGTTTTTGGCTTCTTTGTTAATGACCTCCAACGACCAGGCTGAACAGTCATTAAGTCTTCTTGCCAGTGCTCTCTTATGTATTCCCTTTTTTTACTTATCCGGTCAGTAAAGTCTGCTTTTACTCGATTAATTTTCCCTAGTTTTTGCTCAAGCATGTCCAGATATTCCATGGTCAGGTGGTGCTCATGCCCTGTGTCTGCAAATACTGGAAAAATGTTTGGCACGCCTTGCTCTATAGCTAGCAGCCATTGGGCCAAACTGTCTTTTCCGCCACTTACGTTGATTACGTTAGCTGTTCCCGATTCGAAACATTTTTGATTAACACTCATAAGTCGCGCCTTAATTCTTCTAATGAAATCCCCAGCTCTGCCGCTTGCCTTCTCAGTTCGTGAAGTTCCTCAATCCGCCTACGGGTAGCGTTTTGCTGGCGCTTTTCCGCACTCACCTTGCGGCGTTGCCCAGGCTCGGCGAAACAGGCGGAAATGCTGATAACAGAGTTAAAAGAAGGCCGCAGGTGCAGCCGTTTCATAATGTCAACGTGGCTCATGCTGCTGCCCTCGCCGCTACATACCTCAGCATCGTCAATCTGTTCATGTGTGCCAGAACTTCCAAAATCGCCGAGGATGCACTGGTATCGCTGAGCATTTCCATGAACACCATTTCCATGCCTAGCAACTTGTTAATGATTGCCATCAATTTGTCATGGTCTTCCGCCTCTAAGGCGCTGGCATGCTTGGCCACCATGTCAGCCAACAGCTTTCGCAGGCGCAGGTGCGTTGGGTTATTGATATCCAGTTGCATATCAGGCCTCCGGGTTATTCAGTTGGTTAACATGCAGGCGGTTGCGCAGGGCTATCAGCCGAATGTGAATATCGCGTGCGACGGTTGGTGCAATCTGGCTGGCCACCTGTTCCAGTGATTCCAGTGCAGATTCAACGCAGTCGCGCCCGGCAGGGTGTGACAGGGTGAGGGTTTTGATTACCTCGTTTGCCTCGTGGACAAGGGCTAGGGCCGGTGTTATGCTCATTTGTGTCGCCATAAGGTTTGGACTCCAGTTGGTTGACATGGGCCACGTTTATACGTGGCCTTTCCCGTTTTAGGCCTATTGCAAAGCCTTCATTTCTCCCGCCAGCTGCGCGGCCATTCTGGTCACGCTGTCCAGCTCCTGTTGTGGTACTGCCAGTGGTGTTGCCTTGGCTGCTGTCTGTGTGGCTGCCTGCGGTTTTCTGCCGCGGCTGATTATCTGCTCCCGCCCCATGTTCATACCGTCAAAGGCCCGCGCCATGTCGGCCAGGGCAATTACGCTTTGCCGAATGGCTTCCCTTTGCTCTTCACTCATTGACATCAGCGGTTTATTGATGGCGTCACTGGGTTTAATGCGGGCGCCGTAAAGCACAATGGCGCGCTGCTGTGGTGTAAGCTTTTCGTAAGCACTGGCCAGCGATGAACGCCCCAGCATTTGCCGCATGGCGTTTATGGCGGCGGCTCCGCTGCAACTGTTGTCAGTGACCGGCACAACGCCGGTGCGGGTTTTGATGGATGGTGAGTTCATAAATCCCCCTAAGCTATGCCCGGTGTGGGCATGGTTTGCACTACATCAGCGGCAATCGACAGCACAGGAATGGCCTGAAACCGCTCTTCTACTTCATGGACAAACAGCGCCAGCTCACCCATTACCCGGGTGGCGCGGCGCACGGCTTCATGTCGCATGCGTTCAGTTACGCCCCGGCGGGCTTTCGCGTCCTGGGCAATGCTGCCCAGTTGCGCCGAGTTGGTGATGATCTCCAGCGCGCGGTCGGTGAGTGAGGTTTCGCCATCGTCTGCCATTTGCTCGATAGGCATTGACGGCGCACAGTCCAGCTCCAGCAGAATGCCGTCAACAATGGCGCGGTTACCGCTGGCCAGCGTGACCTTAACCAGTTCGTGAATGCTCAGCAGATGCGGCTGATCCAGCAGCAGCTTGTTGCGCAGCACCTGCGGCCGCATGTTGCTGCGACAGGCGATGTCGGTGAGGTTTTCACTGTTGGCGAACTGGCGCAGGGCTCCGGCTATATGCGGCTGCCCTGCTTTATGTGTAACCGTGTTGGTGGCATACATGGCGGCAATCTCCCTCTTGCGCGATGCTGAGATCAGTCAAATGACTTGGTTAAGCAATCACTTGACTCTGTACAGCCGCCTCTTGGTACAAGGCCACCATATTGATTAAGGGTTTGTCTTTGGCGCGGATTTTTGGGCGAATTTTCAGGCGGCCATCTGCCACCATGTTTTTAATGGTGTTGATTGGCAGACCGGTCAAACGGCTGAATTCGTCATAAGAAACAAACGGAGTGGGGACTTGCAGTGTTAATCCATTCATTTGGTGGTATCCTCAGCAAATGTGCGTCTGGTTGCCGTGGTGGGCTGTTGTGAACTATGACGCTGTTTTCAACTTGTGGGATTATGGATCGACCTGATGACTTACGTCAAGATTAAACATTCGAAATTGATGGAAAAAATTAACCAAATCCCGAATTATGACGGTGGAAGAGATATTGTTGATCGCCTCATTCGGATTTTTGGAGTTAGAAACAGGCTAGAGCTTGCTGATTTACTGGAGATGAATCGTAGGTTTTTCGGACGCGGGTTCAAGTCCCGCCGCCTCCACCAATAAAAACAAGGGGTTAGCGTTTACGCTAACCCCTTTTCTTTTGGTTTTGTCCACCGATTGCCCACACAGAAAAATTTTTTGCCCACCAGTGCCCACAATCCCCTGAATTTCAGTTCTACTGTCCAGCAAACCCGCTTCTGATCTTACTTTTCCGATTACCTTGCAAAAGGCCTTCACTTAAAAACCCGCACAAAAACCAACCTATTTCATTAATAAACAGCACGTTATGAATCCAACAATCCATTAAGACCAGCCTGTATAACTGTAAAACAGTGAAATTAACCGCGATCTTTTCAGATCTTCGATCCTTTCTAAGGCCCAGTGTCTGCGCTTGGTGGCGCCATAAACTGAACAAATTCAAAACTGAAAAAAATTTGAGGTGCAAACCGCGCACGAGGGTGAGGAAGAGTGCGGATTTCGTGACGTAGAATTGCGTAGGTGGTGGTTTACGTGGCCAGAATAGCCAGCCGCGTCTGTGCTGCAGCATCGTCAGTTTTGATTGTTGGATGTGGCGTTACTGTGGGCTGATATGAAAAAACGGCTCAGGTTTCTTGTGGGAGCTGAGCCGGTATCGAGTAAAGACGGGGTTGTCTATGGTTTACTTGGTGATTGGGTCTAGCCTGGCCTTTTGTGCATCTGCTGCACTCGCCTTGCCGGAGAAGTCTCCAGCCTCATTCGGTGCCGGGCTGGTGCTGTGGGTATGACTGGCACAGATGGTTGCCAGCTCGGCTACCGTTCCCATGAGTTCAGATAACAGCTTGAGCACGTTTTCATCTTCACTGCCCAGCCATGTTTTTGGGCTGCGGTAATCCTGTGACGCACTGGCGATCACTTCTCTGGTTTGGCATTGCAGTTTGGCCAGTTTGCCGATTGTGTCGGTAAGGTTCTGGTCTGTTTGGTGGTCAAAATTGCCCACATCATCAATGTGACGATAGACCCCATCACGTACTTGGGTGCGGACCTCACCTGGCTTGATTGCCGGCAGGTCCCACCCAAATGGCAGCACTGTGCGGATAAATGGTTTGTCTGGCCTGCCATAGGCAAATCCCAGTTCAACCAAAGCGCCAATGGCCGGCGGTTCCAAACGGCCGGCTTTGCTGCCTATTCCCGGCACTGGCAATGGCACCGCCTGCAACAGTTTGGATTTTGTTGGGCTGCCGTTCTCATCCAGCAGCTGCACATCGGCCGCATAGCGCGGATAGAAAGGGTCACTGTGGCGCTCCCCCTCAAGCGAAGGTAATTCAGGCAGTGCGGCTATTTTCCCCCAGCGCGGTAGATGTAGTCCCGCTGACAGCTCAGGGAACAAGCGCAACACTATTTTGAGGATTGTCTGTTTCACCCTACCACCTCAGTGTTTGTTTGGTGCCCATTATCTCCAACTCTCGCAATCTATGGCTGGCACCGTCAATGGTGATACTGGCGTTTGGTCTAAGCTTTGGCGTTGCCATCATTGAAGCGCTGGCACCCGCCTTTTGCTGTTCGAGGAACTTCTTTGGTATGTCCACAATCTTGCCGTGCCAAAAACTATCGGCATAACCGCCGACATAAATCTTGCCATTGCCCTGCTGAAACCATACAAAATCCGGCACCCGGTAGCAGCGGCCGAGTTGGTCAAGCATGGCAAAACCCGATGTGTCGGCATAAAATCCCGGGAGCGCGGTTTGAGTGTAGGCTGTATCTGGTACAACAAATTCGAGCCCGGTTTGACTGCTGATTTCATCCAGCACTTGGCGCATGGTTGGGTGTCGCAGCATCACGCTAAGATTATTGGCCAGAATGGCCGACAGCTCGCGGCAAAACAGTGTAAACCAGCCGCCCAGCTCTGGCTGGACCCGGTCAACGTAGCCCAAAAAAACACGATCTACCATTTCACCCCAGCCAAGATCCAACGCCACAGGCGTTAGCCTGGCCGCCTTTTGCTTGACTATCAGGCGGCAGGTTCCCGGTGTATCGGCTTGCAGTAGTACCCAGTGGCTTTTCAACTCGACTTGGTTTGCCCCCAGCCAGGCGCGGGTGATAAATCGTGCGTTAGGCTCAGACATTGGCAAAGCCTCCCTGGCCAATGCTGTCATCCACTTGCTTCAAGATTGAAAACATGCCTGACAGCTCCACCTCTGTTTGCGGCGGGGCATCCTGCTGCTCAACCGGCGCACCAGTAGCCCCTTGCTGGCTGGCTGTTGCCTGTGGCTGGCGTTCCTCTACTTTTTGCGGCACTGATCGGTATTCCTGCAGGTGAAAACTCACCGACCATTGCCTGGTAGTTTCCTGTTCTACCGCCTCAATTTTGCTGGCAAAGCGCACTTGTTTGATGCCAAGCGCCGATGCGGTGCGGTTGCTGATACGGTAGATTTTGCGGGCGCCCGCTTCCACCGCCTCGGCCATGCTGTAGATCTCAGATAGATGATCCGCCATAGAAAATGGCAGCATTCCGGTCACTGACAACATCTTGGCCTTGGCGCCGGTTTCGGCACTGTCTGTGCTTGATGTCTGGCCACTGGCATCCTTGGCCGCCAGTTCTTGGCTGGCGGTGATGCGGAGGGATTTCAGTATTAATGTTGTTGTATTGATAGTAATCATTTCTATCCCAATACTCTGCTTGTGTACCATTTTTGGTTAATATACTGGCACTCCCATAACGAACCCTTTTTTGCAACTTGCGTCTCTCCCTCTATAATAACCCCACCATCTCCACTACCGTTTGCAAAGCTAGTGAAATCATCATCAATTAATAATTTAAAATAGTCACCACCACTAAAGTTATCGAATCTATAGATTACAGTTTCTGCGGTATTTTGTGTCTTTGCTAATTTACTAAAATCAACTACTGTTGCAATTGAAGGAGTGCTATCACCATCTGCAAATGGGATTGTATTAGGTTGGTTTGTCGTATATCTTCCCTTGGACACCGTAACCCCTCCCTTGTTTGGGTCACTTGTTACTTTACTAAATACTCCAAACATTCCAGAGGCCAAGCCTGAAATTGAAATCCTGTTAATCTTAACAGTCCCTGAAAATGGTAAATTAGGATTATCTCCAGCACCACTGACATTTATTCCATGACCATTGTTAGATGCTGAAACAAGGTGCCCTATTTCAATATGTTCGAATGTAAATTCATTTTCAGTAAACACAATTACACCATCGTTATTATTAATCCCCACATTCACACTACCAAGATAACCACGCCAACAATCTCCCTCCGCATTAAGAATTGCTAGCCCTGATGCGGCAGAGTTCCACGATTTCACCTTGTCAATTTGCCAATCTTTGCAAGAATTTATCGTTACACCGTGAGAGTAAAAAGTACCATCTGAGTGAAGGGTGTTTGCCTCAAACCTTTCACACTTTTCAAACTTTATTCCACTATAACTATTATTTGTTAAAATCTTTCCTACAGAAAAATCCT